GGGCAGGTGACACAGAGGTATGAATATGATATTACGCACAGAGTTGAGCAATACGCAGATATCTACCGCCAGCTTGCACGACGAGGCGTATTTTGCGGCAGTGATGAGGGCAACGATACTGGAGAACCCTTGGATACCGCATGACCCGACACCTAAGCAGGCAATGTTCCTGCTTATGCCGAACATTGAGATGCTATTTGGAGGAAGTGCCGGCGGAGGGAAATCGGAAGCCTTATTAATGGCAGCGCTGCAGTATGTTGACGTGTCGGGCTATGCTGCTATTTTATTCCGAAGGACTTACACAGACTTAGCGTTGCCTGGGGCGCTAATGGACAGGGCGCATGAGTGGTTGAAAGGGACAGCAGCACATTGGAGTGAGAAAAATAAAACATGGACGTTTCCCTCCGGGGCCACCTTGAGCTTCGGATATTTGGAAAGCGAAAGCGATAAGTACCGCTACCAGTCGGCCGAGTTTCAATTTATCGGCTTTGATGAACTTACCCAGTTTACCGAAACACAATACCGTTATTTGTTCTCCAGGTTAAGGAGGCTTGAGGGCTCAAAAATACCATTGAGGATGCGGTCAGCTAGCAACCCTGGCGGTGTAGGCCATGAATGGGTTAAACAGAGATTCATCGTTGGCGACAAGCCGTTCGTTCCGGCCAGTTTGGGCGATAACCCGCACATAGACCGGGAGGAGTATATAAAGAGCTTAATGCACCTTGACCCGATAACCCGGGAGCAACTACTCAAAGGGGATTGGTCCGCAAGGGAAGCGGGAAATAAGTTTAAACGCGAATGGTTTGAGATAGTGGACAGTTATCCCGCAGATGCAAGGATGGTCCGGTACTGGGATCTGGCGGCTACAGAACCTAAGCCGGGTAAGGACCCGGACTGGACGGTGGGAGCGCTTATGGCTGAAAAGGATGGGATTTATTACATCGTCGATATAAAACGAACCAGAAGCACACCAAAAGGCGTAGAGGCATTGATAAAGCAGACAGCCGAATTAGACGGCAAGAAAGTAACAATCTACATGGAACAGGAACCTGGCAGTAGCGGGGTTAACACTATAGATCATTACCGGCGCAGAGTATTGGCCGGTTTTGCTTTTTATGGGAATAAAACAACCGGATCTAAAGAGATAAGGACAAATCCCGTTAGTTCAGCTGCTGAGGCCGGAAATGTGAAGTTGATTAGAGGTCCGTGGATAAACGATTTCCTGGATGAAGCAGAAGTGTTTCCTAATGGGGCGCATGATGACCAAGTTGATGCTGTAAGCGGTGCATTTGAGATGCTGACGAGCAAGGTTGTTAATACGACCGGCATTGATCTTTTAAGAGGAGCGAGAATTTATGGCTAAACAGAGATGGCTAAAAAAAGCCGTTGGTGAAATATCGAAATTAAGGCAGGGCATATTCGGCAGATTTGGCAGCCTTATTGGTGGTCGCTGGAACGTGCCATATGTGCTGAACAGTAGCCGGGTTGACTATGACCTGGCCCGGCAGTTGTATCACAACACCCATGATGATTATAAGTTGGGAGCAGGGTTTGCTAAGCCTATCATAAACACTCTGGCTGGATTCGTGGGTGTGCCAAGGTTCCGGTGTAAGGACGAAGAGGGCCAGGAAGTCCTGGACGAGCATGTAAGCCGCTGGGTTAGCCGGATGCAGCGGACACACCAGTTAGCACTGCGGGATGGTGACTGTTTTGTGATGCTGGCCAACCTGGAGAACGATGACCCACTTTATCCGGATGAAGAAAACCGGATTGATTTTATCATCATTCCCCCGGAACAGATAGCGGATATTGAAATTGACCCAATTACCAGGAGGGCAAAGGCATACACGATTAAGGCCCAGACCAAGTGGGACGGCGGGCAGAAGGAATACACTGTAACGCAAAAGATAATGGCCGATAGAATTGCGGTCATTGTAGAGGGAGATGCTCCGGAAGATGTAGTTAGCGAAATACGTCCTAATCCTTGGGGCTTTATCCCGATTATTCACTTCAGGAACGAGCCGGAGGAAACGGAGTTATATGGTTCCAGTGAATTGGAACCTATAGAGCCGTATCTTAAAGCCTACCATGACGTTATGCTCCATGCCATGCAAGGGAGCAAGATGCACAGCACGCCAAGGCTGAAGCTGAAGCTCAGGGATGTGCAGGCCTTTCTGCAGAATAATTTTCCCGATGCGTTAAAGGCAGTTCAGCGCGGAGAGCAAGCCAACATCGACCTGCAAGGCCATGAGTTGCTTGTCTTTACAGATGAAGAAGATGCCAGCTTTATCGAGGCGCAATCGGCAATTGGTGATGCA